TGTGCGTTTGCGTCTGCTACTCCTGCCATGATTTGACTTTCGCCACTTTCGCGGCCATTGGTTGCTTGGGCTTTATCCAAGCCTTCAGGTAATGGCGGCACCTTAGATTCGACCGGCTTTGCCATAAATTCAGCAACAGCAAACTGCGCGTCATCCATTGCTTTAAACGCAGTCACTTGCTCATCAGTAAACGTGCGACCAGTATCAGCAGCCAACTTATCGATAGCGGCTTGGCGTGTTGATGCTTGCGATTCTGCTAACTTATTTTGTGCAGCATGTGCGGCAGCTTTAGCATCTACTGCTTCTTGCTTGGCTTGAGCTTCGGATTTCTCCAGCTCTGCGATTTTGGCTTGCGCCAGTTGTAACTCGTTCAAGTCGTACTCCTCGGGGTTATTGTTGCTCTGTGCGGTACTGCTTGAGGCTGCAATGCTATCCGCAATCACATCAATCAGACCTAATTCTTTGGCTTTGGTAGCAGTGAAGTCGTCGCCTTCCCAGCTTTGTATGGTTTTGACGTCAATATTTCGCTGTGCTGCTATATGGTTGAAAAAGACGCTAGCCGACTCATCAATACCTTGTTGTAGGCGCTCTATCTCTTCTTCGCTCAAAGGCATAAATGAGTTGTAAGCACCTTTCCATTTGCCACTGCGGATCATAGTTATCTTCTCGCCCATGCGTTCAAGCCATTTGCTTTCTTCGCTATGAACGACAAAAACGCCGATACTACCAACGCCATTCAGCTTGCTTTCGGCTGTAATTTTATTTGTGCTAGCACCTAGCCAGTAAGCAGCTGAATACATATCACCACTAATAAATGTCTCAACAGTTTTAGAGGACTGATAAATGGCTTCGGTCGCAATATCAATACCTTTGATATAACCGCCACCGCTATCAACGTCCAAGACAATGCTGGTCACGGTGGGGTCATCATTGGCTTGCTGTATGTAGTCCGCTAGATTTGCATAACCAGTGACACCCCATGAGCGATAGTCACCCGACGTTTCAGGCACCAATAGTCCACGCACATCGATAGCCGCTACGCCATTTTCAACTGTGTAATAAGCTTCGCTGTCGTCGCCCTCATAGCGTGATAAGGCCTTAAAATCAATAGCCGCAAGTTGCTCGTCCAAATCGTAACAAGCCATGGCTGTATGATTGCGAATATCGCGCTTAATCTTTGCTTGTAAGTTCATGTTTTTACCTTTATTCAACGCCTGGAGGTACGGGCTTTACTGTGACCGCACCAACTCGCATTTCGTGAACGATATCATCGGCAACGATAATGACGTGACCTAACAAATTTCGTTTTACACAGATAGCAATACCCTTATCTACGTTGCAATACATACAATCTTTAAGCGGCTTACCGTCAAGTTGTACTTCAACATTATCACCGCGCCAAGCCGCGTATGATTCGCTTGTATCAGCGTCTAGCGCAGTCGTATCAATTGTTAAAATCATTACCATCACCCATTAAAAAGCCGCTCAATTAAGGCGGCTCGTTATCGTTTTCGCTAGACAATTCATCACTAGCCTTTATTTTGTTGTCCATATATCGAAGTAAGCGTTCAGCAAGTAGCAGCAAGATTAACTTCATGGCATCACCTTTATTTATGCGGGTGCTTTGGCTTAGGCGGTGCTCGTCTACTTATCGGTACGGGACCATTCCAATCACTATATTTAACCTTGATATGTGGTTCGCTTCTGACCCAATGAGCGATAAACCAAATACCTAGTCCTGTTAGCAATCCAACAAAGTACATAACGATAATCATGCCTCTTCCTCTATCAACCTTTTAGCCTCGTCAATCATCGCAGCAAGCTCAGGTACTGGCTGTGCCAACATAACCGTGATAGCCGCTTCAATACGTTGCCTTGCCTCTAATATCGCGCCCGACTGCTTGTAGTACGTAATAGCAAGCTCGGCTATTTTGTCGTTGACCAGTTTGTTCATGTTGCCCGTGTACTGTGCAGGTGTACCGCCAATCCAACCCTTGTCGTTTGGCACGTCTGGCAAATCGTCATCGACGGTTATACCTTTAGCCTCAGCTTGTGATTTGGTGAGCGAGCGCATAATGCACCGGCAGCGATAGCCATCAGGTGCATAATGCTTTTGCCAAAATGGATCATCAATATGCCTAACGACTTGATCAAGTATCTTATGCGCTGGGCGCTGTCTAATATCGTTGATACCGTCGCGCATCAGATAAGGTCGTTCATCTTTATTCTGTTGCTGCTGATACCATCGACCACGCCCATAAGCGCCTTGGATGTTTGTGCGAAATATATTATCTAGCCGATACCTTGGTAGATTAATATCAATATCGCCCTTCTTAACAGCGTTCTGAAAGTCCGCAAACGTACCACCATCAACTAATTGCTCATTGACCAAGCCCATCACATGCTTAATCTGCTCAGTCTGTGCAAGCCCTGCGATAGATACCGCTTGCTGACGCTGAATAGGCGTCATTACGTTGTAGTAGTTATCTGGTAGCACCACCTTACGATTAAGCGCGTAAGCAATGGCTTCGATGAACTGTACGTCAAATCCTGCTGATACTGGCATGGTTACACCTCACTCGATTCATCAGCAAAACCATGCACATCAGCGACCTGAATAGCCGTATTAACCAACTGGGTAAACTCACTCTCAGCCAATCCCTCACCGCATAAGTTAAACAGCGACTCACGTAAGCTGCCAGCGTCCGTAGCGTTACTTATAGCTGATAAGACCGTATCAGTATCAAACGGCTGTACGCTCGCATTTAGCGCATCATCTGCCACCTGCTCAAGCTCTTGCTGTTCGTCAGTAAATTCACTATCGCCGTCAGCAGCCTTAAATGGCAGCCATGTTTTGCTAGCCATTGACGCATAACGATTAGCTTGTGCTGACGTTGGTAACTTAATAGCGCCTTTACCATCGCCATAATCCATGTGAGCAATGTGCTGCTCGTTATAGCCATGCTCATCAACAAAGTATGACTTGGTAAAGCGAACGCCCATGTCATGTGCTTTCTTGTCAGCATCCAACTGCTCTTGATTGATGAATTTTTTAGCCACCCAGCTGAAATCAGGAGCCTCAAAACCATTGGCAGTACAGATCACATCTATGAAGCGTTGAACGGCTTTAAGTGCATGCTTACGATCGCTGCTAAAGATAATCTCTTGCTGCTCTTGGTGTACAACACCCTGACCGTAAGTACCGCCTTTATCTGTACCACTGGTAAGCGTCTGACCTAGCAAGTAAGTAGTGATACTCTGTTTAACCACTGAATCGTAGCTAACAAACGCCTCGCCATTACTGCCAGCTGTTACAGCGGTCACATCCTCGTCAATGCCGATAGTGACCACGCCTGAGTTGTGCGCCTTGAGTAATGCATTGGCAAACTCTTGCGCGTCATCATCACTGGTTGCATCGGTCTTACCAATAAGCAATGGTGAGCCGAAACGCTCCAAGAACTTAGACCAAAAACGCCAGCCGTTGGTCTTGAAGTAATGCAGCCAATAGACACGGCTTAGTATCGATTTACCTTTGGGGTTTAGATACGTTGGCTTATGCTGCAGGTATAGGTAGCGATAGTAAAAATCATCTTGATCGCTAATCATCTTGGGTTCACTACCATCGTTTGGGAACCATTGTAGAGCACCACCAGGCAATGGCTCAAACCATTGAATAGGCTTAGACATCATTGAAGTAACTGCATTACGCCCCTTGCTATCTTTGCCCCATAGCATTTCAATCACATCATAGCCGTACCACTTACTAAGCGATGAGCCTTGTAATATCGTCTCAAGATGCAGGTCTAACTGCTCATAGATAAATTCAGCAACAACACCCTCACTTGGTGTAATCGCATACTCAGCACCGCCCAACTCTTCTTCGCGTCTATCAATCGCTTGGTCAATATCTGGGTCAGTAAGCAACGTCTTAAGAGCGTGACGACTGATACCCGCTTTCTTAAGTATCTCGTCAGTGTCAGTACGGATCAGGTGACGGTAGAAGGTCTTGCCTCGTAAGTCTGTCACCTGCTCTTGACTTAACGCCTTACCTGCTGTCACACGGTAACGCGGTTTTTCAGTTATATCATTCATCTGTACGTCCGTTTGCCAGCAGTGGCTCTATGTCGTTTAGTATTAGCACCACGCTTCATAGTGCGTTCATGTGCATATCTTAGTGAGTCAATCAAATGGTTATGCTTATCGATAATCTCAGGCAATATCTCACCGCTTAATCGGTCCGTCTTGTAGCTGTACAGCCTAAATTCTTGCGCAGTGTTTACGCATCGAGGATGTATGACAATTTGCTTATAACCTTTGAGGTGAGCAATGCCATCCTCAACACTACCTTTACCCTTAACGCATGCCTTAATTTTCGGTATGCCATTACGCTTCAGGTAGCTAATTGATTCAGGACGGGCGTTATCTGCTATAAGTTCATACTTCTCGATACCTGGTATGTTGTCTTTCAGATAGTCTGGCGTGTCGTCAATCTCAAGACCAACTTTGCATGCCTCATATTCGATATAAAGAATGCCGTCACTTTCCCATGAATTTGTCGCACCAGTTGGATCGGCAGAAAAGCCAAAGTCCAAGCCGTTGTATGGCCCATTCCATGTTGGGTGTCTCGCAAATTCTTTGACGACAAACTTACCATTGAATATCTGAGCGTCTGACGCTTCATGATAAGCACCTTCCCAAATCCAGCAGTAGGTTGCATCATCAAGGTTTTCTTGATCATTAAGTCGCTCTTGCTCAAGTACGTCTGGAAAGAATGGATTGTCGCTATAATTCAACTCAACGATAAATTCGTTGTAATTCTTCCTAAATCGTTTGTCGGTGGCGCTGCCCTCGCGCTCAGGATTCCATGTTATCCAAACCTCTGAATCATCTTCACGGACGGTAGGCAATAGTTTCTGCCACGCCTTTTCACTGACGTTCTCAGCTTCATCTACCCAAGCGAGAAGTATTCTTGACTTACCTTTGATGCTGTCTAGGTTATGACGTAGACCAGTAAACGCATAACTTACGCGTCTATTTTTGGTGCGAACGTATTTCTCGCCAATTTCATAGTAATCATTGAGCCAATCGACTGAACGTATCGCCTGTTTAATTTCTTCAAGCGACGACTCTTCTAGTGAGTTCATATACTCACGGCCGCATAGGATTATGCCGCTAGCGCCTGCTTCGGCTAGTCGATAACCCTCTACGGCTGTCATCAATGCGAATGTACGTGTCTTAGCGCTACCACGGCCACCATAAGCACCTTTGTAGCGAGACTTAGTAGTGAATACTGGTATGAGCTTGTCTGGTATAACTACATCGGCGTAAATCTCATCACTTAATAGCTCGCCCATTTTCATCTACCTTTGGTGCAACCAGTCTAATTACTGTCGGCTTGGTCGCCATCGATCCATCACTAGATGTATTGTCTACCTTCTGTTTATTCGTAAACACTTCACCCACATCCTTGGCTGCCTGCTCGAGTAAGCTTGCCGCCAATGGTCTATTCTTTGACTTCTCAGCATCACGAGCCATACGGTCAAGCATGTTCAAACGATAGGCCTTATTAGCAATCGGTATCGCCTGAATATCATTGTTAAAATCATCACGGAATTGCTTGAATAGGTCCTTCCATTTTTGAGCAAGATTTACACCTGCTGCTTTGTGCGGATCGTATTTCGCCACTTGCTGACGTGTAATAGTAATGCCAAATTCTTGGTTTACAGCCTCTGCTACTTCTGAGGGGGTCATATAGGTAGCAAGCCCTTGTACAATAAAGGTCTTAACCCCATTGTTAAGAGTCGCCATATCTGTCCTTTCGTATCCCTAGGTATACCTAATTAGTATTTTATTTGCGGCTCACAATCTTGCAGTTTAGCCATGCGTATAACTGCTTCATCACCGCCATATCGTCTAACGACTCCGAAGAATTCCTCAACGTCATGAGCAATCAACTCAAGCTGTGGTCTGCCGTCTGCTTTAAACGATGGGTCACCAAACATATCGGGTTTATGCCTCATGTGATAAATCTCATGCTCAACCAGTGCGGCAAACTCAGCGTCTGTACAATCACGGCAGTAGTTAGCATCAAGCGTGACAAGATACTCAGGCACATCACCTAACGTGTCTTCAAACCACATTTCCTGACGTGTCTTTTTCCAGCCACCTGCCATCATCATGACCTTTTCGCATTGGCCTAATATCTGTTTGCCAGCTTTGATGTATTCGCTTTGGGCCCACATAAATGCTATTTCAGTTACTGAGTACTCCATTAGGTGTCGATGGTCTTCGTTAAACCACTCATGATCAGGATTAAGTATGGTTGCGTGTAGCCATTCATGTATCTCAGGTGCTGCCATTAATGGCCGTAAATCACTGGTTGGTGGCATTGGTCGTTTTATCATGCTCACCTCCAATCAGCGTGCATAAAAAAAGCTCACCGAAGTGAGCCAAGCAGTGTTATCAACTAGCATCTTCATCACATGCAAATAATATGGTGATTGATAACTCATCGTATATCGCAGTCGTCATCTGCTAGCGGTTGTCTCTATGGCATGTACTACCAGTGGCTAAATCTGGCAGGTGTTACGCGGTTGCTTGAGTTTAGGCGCATGTCAAAGCCTTTGCTTCTCTACATGTAAACCCCTGCAGTTGGCGACAGTACGTCTCACTGCCAGTCTTAAAAAATACCTCGTCCAATCAAGGGAGGCAAAATGATTAAAATATAGACCTATACTATGTCAAGGTAGCACTCTGATCGTTAAGGAAGGCAGACTGATTATTTAAAATAGTGAAGACGGCAGGATTTGAACCTGTGACGTTAGAATTATGAGTCCTGTCCTCTGACCACTACACCCCCAGTGTAGTGCGCTACCATCTGAGCTATAGGCACTTATTTACTGCAAAACTCAATCTTATCTACAAAGTCCTGCGCACCTTCCATACCTCTATCAGCTCGACTCTTCAAAAATTCGTACCAATAATCCTTGGCGCACGACTCCTTTACCTCATGATAATAATCATAAGCCTGTTGGTTGGTTAGTTCGCACATAGCATTCCATCGCTAAATTTGGACATAAAAAAGCCCAATATGTAAAATCACATATCGGGCAAATCTTAGGCAATAAAAAAGGCGGTTAGTATTAACTAAACGCCTGAATCGGGTTGGCTTCACTTACAATCGCCAGTGTGAGAAATATAGCATCAACTGTCGGCAAGGGTCAAGCATTAAAACTATCTTGGAAAGATTGGCAATATTTGATCACTAGAAATCATCTAAGGGAAAGTCTATATCAACTATTTTCCAGCTTAATCCATCACGATGCAACATAACCTTTATAGTTTTATCAACTTCCGGGTTACCAAGGTTAACATGGAAGTCGCTGAAGGAATCGTAACCAGTTTCATATACTAAATCATCAGATTCGTTTGATTCTTCTTGTGTATTAGCTTCTGTAGAATTCTGATCCTTTTTCTCTGCCATCAGAGCTGCTATTCCTTCTGGCGTAATGAGACCATCAACTAGCGGATCTATCATTGCTGTAGCAAACATTGAGCCTAGCGCTTCAAAACCATTGTTATTATCTTCAATGACCATCTCTTTAGCAACCTTGGCTTTGAATTGGTCTTTAACTCCTTGCTTTACACTTGGGAAATCAACGTAACTAGAAAGCTTTTCGGCATCTTGTTCTTGAACTGCGTTTTTTATACCATTTAATGCTAAATAAGGTGATGCATATAGATAGCCAGCTATCAGGACCAGTAAACCAGCAATTAAAATAGGTACTTTTTTCACAGACAATTCCTTAACATAAAAAAACATTACTCTAACATAGTTATAGTCAACTATAGTCATGTTTTTATTATTCCATAGTCATTAATCATTTAACTCATATCTATAGTGATCCACATCTTGATTAATAAAGCTCATTAGGTAGTCAATATCATGCAGCATCCTCTCTTGATATTTGGACCATATCTGACTGTATGAGCTCGCTGATATATCGATACCGCTAAAAAGTAAGCGGCCCTCAACCGAATACAGCGACCACAAATTGTATAGCTCAAAATGCAATGTCATACGCGCCATCTTGTATGCTAACTCATTAAGCGTGTATTTAGACTTAGGCGCGCCTCTATCGTCCTCTAAGCAGTATTTAATCATGTTAGCCGCTAAGTGATTAACCACGTCATCAAACGACTCTGACCAGTCATACAGCTCGTTGTCACCCCATACTAGGAGAGAAGCTAGAGCCTTGCCTGTTTTGCTCTTGATTAATCCAATAGCGGCCGCCTTATCTTCCCAATTCACTTCAGGAGGCAGACCACCTTGCCCAATGTCGAATTTAATCGTCTTAGCACCCATACCCTGCTTTAGCCAGTCGCCATGCTGCAATTCTAAGCGCGGACTTGTAGCAAATCGTCGACTCAATATTTTATCCATTTATCCTCAACCTTAATCTTCAGTAATCATGTGAATTGACATCGTTGTCAGCAATTTGCTAATCCTAGCTAGCACCTATACTTTTCTATACGTTAAAAGTCTCGAACATCCCAACCACCGCCATTCCTTTTGGTCTGCTTCATGATTGCAATAAACTTGAAAGGGAACTTGTCAGCAGCGACTTTAATCTTCACAAGCGCGTCGTCAGTCCAATGACCTTTAACTTCGTGTATTTCTAACTGACCGTCTGAGCGCATCACCAAAAAGTCGGGTTTGTAGAATGCGTTATCTGCTAACCGTAGGTTGATGCCGTCGAAAGAGTAATAAGAAATCTCACCTGCGCGGCGCTGCATCTCCAAATGATGGGCATAGGCTTTTTCAGTGTTATTCATCTTCCCTGTTTTCATACGACCTAGTGCTTGTATGTTCTTATTCATCACTTACCATCCTTTAAATTAATATCACCATATTCATGATCAATTGCATTGCCCTGCTCATCCCACTTGGTATATTCATCGTGGTACGGATCCCCATCAACCACTCTCAATCTGCCCGTCCATCCCTGATAAGTACCCGTCTTTGGTTGATACGTTTTTTGCAGATAGATGACCTTGATATCCTTTGTTGTGTTCATAAGTTCCGAAACTCCTCGCACTTACCTTTAATCAATCGATATCCCCGGGGATTACAGCTAACCCCTTCCAAATACCCTAAATCCACCAATTCCTTTAAT